ATCACTGGCGGTGGCATCGTTGCTGCATATATGGGAGCATCTGCGATAATGAATAGAAATGGTAAATAAATGGCAAAAAAAGATCCAAAAATTGGTACAGGCAAAAAACCTAAAGGTTCTGGCAGAAGACTCTATACTGACGAAAATCCAAAAGATACTGTTAGTATTAAATTTGCAACTCCTGCTGATGCTCGTGCAACAGTTAGAAAGGTTAAAAGAATTAACAAGCCTTATGCTAGAAAAATTCAAATCCTTACTGTCATGGAGCAAAGGGCAAAAGTGATGAAAAAAAATGAAGTTGTAAGCATAGCTAAAAAAGCTAAAGAGGCTTTGAAAAAATCAAGAAAAACATGAGTGCTTTTTTATTAACTTGTTTTTTAAATATGAATGTAGACGCAAAAATTTACTTTAAAGATGTAAATGATTGTCTTTACTATGCCGAAAAGTTAACTGAACAATCTGTGCAAATTCCAGAAAAGGTTGAAAGTTATAAATGTATGTGTAAACTCGTGGCATATGTAGATGAAAAAAGAACTAAAGTGTATTAGGAGGTAGCTATGTTACAAGCACTTATAGGGCCAGTTACAAGTCTGGTTGGAAAATTTATTGAAGATAAAGACCAGAAAAACAAGTTGGCACATGACTTAGCCACGCTTGCCACCCGTCATGCCCAGGAACTGGCGAAAGGTCAGATAGCTGCTAATGCAGAACAGGCGAAGCACCCCTCAATATTTGTTGCAGGAGCTCGTCCCGCCATAATGTGGATCTGTGCTCTAGGGTTATTAACTCAGTTTTTTATCATGCCTATTGCAGAATGGGCAACAGCCATATGGATGCCAGATGTAACTTTGCCGAGTTTAGCCACGGGTGAACTTATGACCTTAACCCTTTCATTACTAGGACTCGGAGGAATGAGATCCTATGAAAAGTCAAAAGGCGTAGCCAGAGAGAACATGAAAAAATAACACAAGATTTGTTTAGACATTTAAGAATACATACGAGTGATAAGTTGACTACAAAATTATGTGAAAGATGCAAAGTGGCATTAAATAAAATTGAACTTAAAGATGTTTATAGATGCCCTATGTGTTTGACAGTTGTTGAAATAAAAGATAAGGAAGAATAATGGATGGAGTGAAGGTAGCACAAAATTTATTAAAGAACATACGCCAAAGACGAGATGAATTAACACAATCTTTGGCTGATGGC